GATGGCTTCTTGAGGCGAAGTCGGCGACCGTGGTATCATGCGATGGTCATCCTTGGCATCGACGATGAATACCGTCGTCCAGGGGCGTTGATTGCAAATTCGTGGGGAGCCCATTGGGTCAGTGGACCAACTCGACATGGACAACCCGAAGGAAGCTTTTGGTGTGACGCTAACACAATCGACTCTGCGATGCGACAAGGGGATAGTATCGCTTTGAGCGGTTATGTTGGCTACCCCCGTGTTGATATCCCCGATTATATCATCTGGTGAAGTGTACCATGAAAAATAAACTCTTTACAATTATAGGGTTTTGCTATGCGGCTCTTGCTATTGTGGCGGCGAGTGGTTCGTTTAATGAGATCAATCGGGCTAGCCTTGTCACAGGGCCGCAAGATTCTGTGGCACAAGAAGATAGAGGAAGCGACGGACATTGCCAACGACTATCTGGACCTACAGGGGGCACCGAAGTACCCGAAGGAAACCCAGCCCAAAGAATGCGGCACGGGTGGCTGCCAGTGCAGGCGAAGCTTACGCAGCCGATTTCGGGAGAAACGGTCGCAGCAATAGTACAAGAAGACAGGACGAAGAACTTCTTGCCAAATTGTATGATTCTGTGGACAGCAGAGTGGTGCAGTTCATGCAAGAATATGTATCCAGTTGTGGAGAGTTTGAGAGAAGATGGTTACACTGTCTACGTCCTAGATTACGACGAGAATCGTGCTCTCGGACGGAAGACGGGTGTAAAATCACTCCCAACTTCCATCATTTGGGAAGACAAGGAAGAAGTTAAACGGCACGTAGGAGTTGTTTCCGAGGAAAAGATTCTGGAAACATTGAAGAAGAACGAAGAACCAGAGTATGAGATTTGGTGATCTAATTTTGCTGTCTCTTGCTATTTCGTCGATTTCAATGACAATTACGAAATCGAACGTCATGGCCTGGTTTCGGTCACGAGTAGCTGTTTTAGGGAGTTGGTTTGAAGAGCTTTTCCAATGTCCATACTGTTTGAGTCATTGGCTCGCGGCATTGGGTGTGATTGTTCTTTTCAAAGGAACCTTGATTCAACTTATCGTGGCAATAATGGCAGTAGTAACTCTTTCGAGTTTCGCATCCTTGGGGATTACCTATTTCTTTCTTGCTCTGGATGCCCTTGATGAAGGGAGTGAAGAATGAACTTTGGACGTAAAGCACGAAGGGTTGCCCGACGACAATATCGCCACGGGTTGATCTCTTCGGAAGAATACCAACAGGTACGGGAAGCGTCCCGTGATCCTGAAATCGTGGCTCGGTGGGAAGCTGAAGTTGAGCGTCAACTTGGAGCACCTTGGAAGCTGCGAACAGGATGGTTTGACTGGAGCGCAATCTGGGAGTGGTTCATTGAGAACTGGCCCACCATCCTGCGTATCCTTTTGACACTGCTTCCTTTGATTCTGGCTGAGCGTCAGCCAGCGGAAGAGGATGAACCTGAGTCGTAAGGCCCGTCAGGCCGCCTCAGAGGGGCTGGGGCGGTGTATTGCCGCCTCAGCCAAATTACAACTCTAAGGGAGACAAACATGAAAGTCAAGAACCCGTTTCTACACTTTCCTTACTACCGAGTTGTTATGCACCTGAAAGATGGTCGCAAGATCAACAAGAGTGGTATGGCAGTGCGAGAGATTGAACTTCCCATTGAGGAAGAGGATGCTCTTGCCGTTGTGATTGAAAGCTTGGATTCCGCACAGAAATCAAAGGGTGCGAGGATGCTAACAAATGGTATCTGGGCACCATATAGTGAGGCTGCATTGGAGCAACTTCTAAGCCCTCCTGAGCCAGAACCCGAGCCAGAACCCGAGCCAGAACCCGAGCCAGAACCCGAGCCGGTAGTCGAGGAAGAAGATGACGTGGTTAGCTTCGACAGTGAAGTTGACTACGAAGTTGACGAAGAGGGCGAAGACGAGTAAATGAATGAGCGAGTTGATGGACGCCTTCCGCGAAGCTGTCGCGGATGGTATGAAAAGTCGAACGATGACTTCCTGTTCACGGTGGGCTACGCATCGTCGCGTGATGGGCGAGCCGTTTCCGGGTCCATACAGCTTTGCACACCACCCGTGGTGCAAAGAAATTCACGACTCGAAAGCGTCTTACAACTCTGCGATGAAGGCGGCCCAGATGGGCGTGACCGAGGTTGCTATCAACCGCGCATTCTATACGGTGGATGTTTTGCGGAAGGATGTACTGTATGTTCTGCCAACGTTGAACAATGCCAGCGACTTTGCGAAGGCTCGCTTCAACACTGCATTGCTCTACAGTCCGTATCTAAAACGTTTATTCACCGACACAAATACTATTGGACTCAAACAGGCCAGCGGCGTAAATCTTTACATCCGGGGTTCACGCGGCGATGCCAACTTAAAGTCGATTCCTGTTTCGACTCTGATCCTAGACGAAGTAAACGAAATGGATCAGAAACAAATTTGGTTGGCTCTCGAACGTTTGTCGGGGTATATCGAGAAATCAGTTTGGTCAATTTCGACACCAACTGTTCCGAAGTATGGCATCCACAAACTATTCGAGCAAGGTACACAAGAGCACTTCATGTTCAAATGTCCGCACTGCGGTCGTTGGACAGAATTGATTTGGCCCGATTGCGTAGAAGTAATTGGGGAGTCAGTATCCGACCCTCGGTGCATGGAATCCTATCTGAAGTGTAAAGAGTGTGAACATAAACTAGATCATACAACAAAGGATCAATGGCTCAATATTGATAATTGTCACTGGGAAGCAACAGCTAGTTGTAACGAGCACCATAGAAGCTTTCTTATTAACCAGCTTTACAGTTTCACAGTGTCGCCAGGCGAAATTGTCGTAGCACACTTTCGAGGTTTAGGCGATGAAGCGGCAATGGTTGAGTTTCACAATTCAAAGCTAGGACAGCCATATATCCCGGCAGGTGGTCTAGTAACAGATACGGAACTTGAAAATGCAGTTGGTGGCTATTCAAAGAACGATCCTCGTCCTGCTGTTGGCGGCGAACGTTGTATTTGCATGGGAGTGGATCAAGGTAAACTAAACAATGTTGTTGTGATGGAGTTCCTCATTGACCAGTTTAGCCATGATTTGAATGTTGCTGCTTTTGGACGTTTATTGTGGGAAGGAAAGTTACCAGGTGACAATTTTGACGAACTTGATCGGCTTATGCGGGAGTGGCAGGTTTTGGGATGCGTTATTGACGCTGATCCACAAATCAATGATGCACGTCGCTTTGCTCGTAGGTTTCCCGGTTATGTCCACCTGTGCCGTTACCGTCGAGGCGTCACTGGGAAAGAAATTCAAGTGGCAGAAGAAGATGGCGGGGCACCCATTGCAACAGTGGACCGAACAAACTGGTTGGATGCGGCCCTGAGTCGTTTTCATAGTGGCAGGATTCAGATACCATCTGATATAAGTTTCGAGTTTCGAGAGCATATCAAAAACGTTGTACGTACCTACGAAAAGGACGAACTGAACAACCCGAGGGCCGTCTATATCAGCACTGGGGCAGACCACTTTACCCATGCGTTGACTTATGCAGAGATTGCTTTGCCGTTGGCGGCTGGTATAGTGACGGGAAAAGACATTGGATCATTCCTATAACGGAGGTAAGTGATGGCTAATAAAGCCTTTTCAATCGTTGAGCTTCGCCACCCGCACTACTTCCATGACATGTTGTATTGGAACACATGGCGTGAAGTATATGATGGCGGCGATGAATACGCGCAGCGATACCTCACCAAATTTACAGAGCGTGAGTCAGACGCCGATTTCAATTCACGTATGTCGATTACTCCGACCCCGACATACGCGAAAGCCGCTATTAACGATATTCGCAATTCTATTTTCCAAAGGATGCGTGATATTACACGTCGGGGCGGCTCAAATGACTACATGAAATCAGTGGCAGGGGAGAATGGAGGAGTCGATCTTAAAGGGAGCACGATGAATGGCTTCCTGGGGATTGATGTTCTTACTGAACTTTTGGTAATGGGTAAAGTTGGCGTCTATGTTGATATGCCACAGCTTTCAGGACCAACACTGGCAGATGTTGGCGGGGCACGACCATATCTGTACCTTTACCGGGTAGAGGATATTCTTTCCTGGTCAGCTTCCAAACCTGAAGAACCGAGTGAATTTCAAGCAGTGTTGCTTCGTGACTGGGGCGTTGATTTTGCACAGACGGAGATGTACAATATTGAGCTTCCTAAAGGGGAGTTTGAGCGGTATCGGTTGATTTGGATTGACAAGGAAACTGGCTTCGTCAATGTTCAATTTTACGATCACGACTCCAATCCAATTACACCAGAAGGCTACCCGTCTGACGGAACGCCAACAACACTTGGCTTGCGAAGGATTCCATTTGTATTGTTTGACATTGGTGACAGCTTGTTGAAGGATGTTTCTAAGCATCAAGCTGCTTTGTTGAATCTTACATCAAGTGATGTAGCTTATGCGTTGAAGGCGAACTTCCCGTTCTATGTTGAACAACAAGATATGCGGGCTGTAGGGGACCATCTAAAGCACCCGGTAAATCCCGATGGGTCATCCATGTCTGGTGGTCAGCGGGCATTCAACCGTGAGACAAAGGTTGGTGTAACTCATGGTCGTATCTACGATTTGAAAGCACAGCAACCAGCGTTTATCCATCCTTCACCAGAACCTCTTGAGGCTTCTTTGAGACTCCAGGAGAAATTGGAAGACGACATTCGGAAGCTAGTCAATCTAGCCGTCACCAACAAGATTGGAAAGCGAGCTACGTCGGCCGAAGCTCTTAAAATGAGCGATCAGGGTTTGGAATCTGGTCTGTCTTACATTGGATTGGTTTTGGAAAATGGGGAGAGAAAAGTTGCTGAGCACTGGGCCGCTTACGAAGAGAAGCAGCCAAGGAATCGACGTATTGCAACTATTAAGTATCCTGACCGATACAAGCTAAAGACAGACAAGGACCGAATCGAGGAAGCCGACAAGCTTTCTGAGTTGATGTTTACTGTCCCAGGTAACACGGTTAAGAAAGAGCTTGCCAAGAATATCGTCATCACTCTACTTGCTGGTAAGGTTGATGTTGACACGCTCGACAAAATCTTCGCCGAAGTTGATTCAGCAGACTACACCACCAGTGATCCAGAAATTATCATCAGGGCAAAGGAAGCCGGTCTTGTTGGTGAAAAGGTTGCTTCGATGGCACTTGGCTTTCCAGAGGAAGAATACCTGCAAGCTCGGGAAGACCACCTGGAGCGAGCACGCCGTATTCTTGAAGCACAAACCTCTGGACGGGCCGCCACAGAAGACAACGGCGAAGACATTGAGAGCCCTGGTGCTCGGGGTGTTGACGATTTGTCCGCCGCCCCTGCGCAAGAAGGAAAACAGGAGCGAGAGCAGGCAACAGATACTACACTCCAGGAAACAACAAAGAAACCCGTGCGTGGCGAAGGCCACGGGAAGAAAGAGGAGAATTAACAATGCTTCCAGTGCGTATTGCAAAACAAACCCAAGAGGTTTTGAATACAGGGCAAGGGACAGCGAACGGGAACGCAGCCGCTATCACTGCCGAGCCCTGGGATGCAAAGTACGGTGTTTTTATTCGTAACCACGATGCCGCCGATGCTTTGTTTGTTGGTAACAGTGCTGTCAGTGCAGCAAACGGATTCCGCATTGATGCTGCTAAGGATTTGTGGGTTCCGGTCGATAATGCCAGGGAGATTTATGCCATCACCGGTGGTAACGATGTTGACTACAGCTTTCTGGTTGTCTAAGGTGTAACTATGTACGAGTATTACGGAACAATCGACGAGGCGAATGAATACTTCGCCAATCGGCTTCACGAAGAAGCATGGACCGACGCATCTTCCGATGATCGCCGGAAGTCTTTGATCCGTGCTACTCAAATCATCGACGGACTCAATTTTAAGGGAGAGAAGGCGGCCGTTCATTCTGTCATGTATGACGAAGACGGCGAACTCATCGAAGATGTAACCGATGAGGAAATTAGGGAAGCAGAGTGGTCGCAGGGATTGGAGTTCCCGCGAGGCACGGACGAGGAAGTTCCCGACCAGATCAAGATTGCTTGTTGGGAAATTGCTCATGCCCTTCTGGATGGAGTTGATCCTGACCTTGAATTGGAAAACCTGGGAGTGGTCAGCCAGGGAATCGCATCTGTCCGAACTACTTATAATAGGAATCACACTCAAATTGAACATTTAATGAATGGGATTCCCAGCGCCGCAGCTTGGAGATACCTACGGCCATTTCTGCGGGTCGGTGATGCAATTAAACTCAGTAGGGTAGACTAACAACATGTTAGGAGAGAACGAGATGACGAACTACGAGTACGAGCTTTTCTGGACGCTGCCTACACTGGCTTGCTATGAAGGCGACGATGATGGCGGTGATGGTGGTGATGGCGGCGATTACGAGGGTGGCGATTATGATGGTGGCGGCGGTGGCGGCGGCGGGAATGATTATGACACCCGCATCAAGACTGCCGAAGAGGAAGCTCGCCAAGCTAAAGAAGAAGCTGAGCGAAAGGCTGCCCGAGCACGTGAAGCTGCTGAAGAAGCACGACGGGTACGAGAGAAGAACTTCTCTCAAGAAGACCTGAATCGCATCCTGGCAGACGACCGACGTAAGCACCAGGAAAAGTACACGAAATTGGAACAGACCTACAAGCAGATTTTGGCTGACAAGAATCTGCAAAAGGAACAGCGAGCGAAGATTGAAGCCGAGCTTCAAGATTTGCAAAAGACATTCCGCACGAAAGAACAGCAAGCGGAATATGAACGAAAGCAAGAGCGGGAACGCTTCAAGAATCAGCTTGAAGAATACAAGGGTGCCGCTCAGCAATGGGAAAACTTGTACAAGAGTTCGGTCGTTGACCGGTCTCTCCAAGACGCTGCGGTCGCTGCCGAGGCATTCAATCCTACACAGATTGTTGGGCTGCTTCGCCCGATGACAAAGATGCAGGAAAAGACGGATGAACAAGGCAACCCGACCGGGCAATACACACCCCTCATTGACTTCCCGGATATTGACGAGAAGAGTGGGGAACAGGTGATTACCCTCCGAACCCCCGAGGAAGCTGTGCAACGTATGAAAGAGTTGCCTGAGTTGTTTGGCAATCTCTTCCGTGCAAATGTTGTCAGTGGAGTCGGTGCTGGTTCCGCTACCGGTGGCGTACAATCGGGCGAAGGTGGTCGCATTGATCCTACGAAACTGACTCCTGAGCAGTATCGTAAGCTACGTAAGGAGAACCCCGAAGCCTTGGGTTTGCGCAAGCGGCCATCCACTAGCTAAAGAAGGGGGCCATGAGTTGATGTTGCCCGATGTAGGGCGACGAAAGTAGTTTTTCCTCGCCCTAGTGAAAAGGGCTAAGTAAATCCCAAACAATAGGAGTAGCGCAATGAATCTGCTCTACAGTAACCCTGTCTTGGCTTGCTATGCCAATAACAACGATGCGCTGGTCCCGGAGCTTTGGGCGCAAGAGGGTCTTGCGATTCTCGAAGAGAATATGGTCATGGCCCGCCTTGTCCACCGGGACTTTAGTGAGCAAGTCGCCAACTATGGCGACGTGGTAAACACACGTCGGCCGGGTACGTTCACCGCTAAGCGGAAGACGGACGCGGACAACGTTGTGAATCAAGATGCGGTCGCAACAAACGTGCAGGTACCTCTGGACCAGCACGTGTACGTGACTTTCACCATCAAGGACGGTGAAGCCAGCAAGTCCTTCCAGGATTTGGTGGAAATGTACCTCGACCCGGCTGCTCAAGAGATGGCAAGCTCGGTTGACCGTATTCTGTGCGGTCAGGTGCATCAGTATCTCGCTAACCGCGTTGGTCGTCTGATGGAGATGGACGAAAACAACGCTAAGGACTTCATGCTCGCGGCTCGTGAGAAGATGAACGTAAATAAGGCGTACCCCAACGGGCGTAACCTTGTTCTGTCACCTTCGTCTGAGACCGAGCTTCTGAAGACTGAGTTGTTCATCAGTGCTGAGAAGCGCGGTGATGACGGCTCTGCTCTTCGGGATGCAAGTCTGGGTCGCGTGCTCGGCTTTGATACCTTCATGGATCAAAACGTGCCGGGCTTGACGCTTGCCAGCACAGGCTATGCCTCTGCTACAACCGATGGTGCCGAGGCGCTCAACGCCACGACCATCGCGATCACTACGACAGCTAACTACGTTGCCAACGCTGGCGAGTATGTGTGGCTGGAGGGTGAGGGCAAGCCTCATGTCATTGAATCGCAAACGGACGATGGCAGCACGACAACGGAGATTGTGCTGGTTTCCGGCCTTGAGGCTGCGGTTGCCTCTAGTGCGGACGTGTACATCTACAAGGCTGGGTACGTTGACAACGGCGCTGGCTATGCCGCTGGGTATGCCAAGGCCATTAAGGTTGACAACGGCTCTGGCGCACTGATGGCAGTTGAGCCACAAGTCGGCCAATTGGTGTCGTTCGGTACGGGTGCCTCGCGGCATACCTACACGATTATCGCAGCCGAGCAATCGGACGCGGGCACCGAGACGGAGATTTGGCTTGACCGTCCGCTGGAAGCAGCGCTGTCGAACGACGATCTGGTCTTCCCAGGTCCGTCTGGCTCGTTCAACTTCGCGTTCCACAAGAACGCGCTGGCACTCGTTTCACGGCCGCTGGCCCTGCCGAACAACGCCCTTGGCGTGCGTTCCAGTGTCGGTAGCTACAACGACGTGACCATGCGGGTGTCGATGCAGTACGACATCAGCAGCCAAGGTACAATCGTCACGCTCGACCTGCTTTGCGGTGTCGCGCTTCTGGACGCCAACCTTGGGTGTGTACTGCTTGGCTAAACCTCAGTTCGCAACACCGGGCGGGCAACCGCTCGCCCGGTTTTCTCTCACCCTTTGGAGCGCACAATGGAACCTGTTTTTGCAGCGTTCGGAACCGACATGTGGACGGAGTTGATTGCCAACTTCGGCCCGCTCGTTGGTATCGTGCTGTTTTTCATCTGGCGCGACTGGAAACGAGAAGACGCGCTTTCCACAAGGGTTGAAAAACTGGAGGATTACCAGCGAGACACGCTTGTTAGTCTCGTAGAGCGATCTACAACAGCTTTAGCACAAAATGCTGAATGTTTAACGTGGGTTGCTCGCGTGATGGAGCGAATTTGTAACCGTTGTCCATACGTTGAACTACCGGATAAACCAGCAGGTGTCAAGGATGTTGAGCGGCGTTAATCGACGAATGAATCGCTTTATTAGGCGGACGTTATACAGTCTAAAGAGGCAGTATGGCGGGCGGGTCGATGTTTACAAACTCAACACGACTGCCACCGACTACGAAACCGGTGAGAAAACATACGAGCGCACAATGGTCACAGTGCCAAAGTGCATCGTTCTACCTGTAAAGATACAGCGGGAGGCTGTACAATCAATCTCGCAGATTTCAGCAAACAAGATGTTCGTATATGGCGGGACATACGATGCTGGAACAAGGACGTTTATCATCGACGCTCGTGACTTACCTGATGATTACGAAATCACTAACGACGACTGGCTTGTCTACAACGGTCGTCGCTATGACATGAAGAGCATCACTGAGTTCGAGCAACATACTGGATGGGTAATCGTTGGCAAGGAAGTAAAAGGTGTAAGGCCGGAACAAATCTTCCACATGAAGACTGATGACTGGCTTGACGTTGAAGACGCCGTAGAGGAAGAATAATGGATGCTAATTTGGCTCGCTGGACAGTGGCATCTATTGCCGTCTATTTCAAGAGTGTGGCTGACGGTCTCAGTCTAACATTCTTCGTAGATGGTGTGGATGAACGAGAGCCCGACACGATGCGAGAGGAACACGCAGAGTTGCGGGTTAGCGGGCCAATGGTTCGTGAATTGAGTCACAACTACTGGCGTATTCATGTAGACATAAACATTCTCCTGACAGATCAGATGAAAATGTCAACGGAGAGTGCATACGACATCAATCATTGGGGCGGTACGTTCCTGACCGCTATGACGGAACCCATTCCTGTTTATCGTTATGGGGATGGGGCCGATGATGATGGTTCCCTAGTTGGCTGTTTAACCCAACGGAGGGGTTTTAGTGAGCCGACGCGGTTGATCCACTTTGGTCAGATAAGCCGCGAAGACCGAATCCGGCAGGCCGTTGTGGATGGTCGATTTGAAATGTACCTTTCGATGTAGGAGTTGAACAATGGCACGTATTGAACTCCGCGATGCGACCATTCGCATTAAGGATGGTCTCAGCGGCAATGCAACCATCTCTGAGAATACTCCTGGTGCTACCGATACGGACGTTGATATTTCGTCACCTAACTTGAACTCAGATGACACAACTCTGGTTCCAGTTGGTGCGCGATTCACTGTCAACACTGCGGGTAATACCACAACGTATACGGTGACTGGGCGTACTCCAGCAGATTCAGGTCCGACGACCAACATTGAGTTCTCCCCGGCCTGGGGTTCCAATACTCCAGCCCAGAACGACGTGATTACCTTTACGTCACAGCAAATCGAAGTCACCATTGGTGAAGGTAACTTGACTTGGACAGAAGCCAAGGAATATGAGTACCTCCTGGACCGTGGTGATCTTGATACTGTGAAAGAAGGTGACGAGCAACCTCTGGAAGTTTCACTTGAGTTCGTGTACGAACATGTCACGACTGGCACAAGTGAGACAATTACTCCGGTGGATGCGGTCAAGGGTTCTGGCGGGGCGGACGAGTGGGTGTCAAGCTCGGACGACTTGTGTGAGCCTTATGCAGTGGACCTGGAAGTGCTTCACTGTGTTCCGTGTGGCGGCGATCAGGACGAGCGTGTGACGTTCCCTGACTTCCGCTATGAGAGCCTGGAGTTTGATCTAGGCGAGGCAACAATCTCCGTTTCTGGTCGTTGCAACGCAAGTGAGGCGACTGTGGAACGTGACGATTTCACTGAGTGCGCGTAAGCGTTGTTGATCCACAGTGGGGCGGGTTAGCCCCGCCCCACTTTCTTCACTTTGTAAGAGGGAGAATCTAACATGAAAATCGGTGGTGTAGAAGTCAAAGGCCCGGCTGAGGAAGTTCTTGTACTCCCTCGACTGGATGAAGACATTGTTATCCGTGCTCGTGCAGTCACGAACATGGAGGTATTTGAGGCTCTAGTGCCTGAACCAAAGGCACCTGGGAGTCTTACGAAGAAGGGTTGGGTTCCCAACCTAAAGGACGAAACCTACCGTCAAAAAGTTGAGACATACAATGCTCAACGTCTTGCCTACATGGTACTTCAATCTCTGAAGCCAAGCGAGATTGAATGGGAGACAGTCGATGAAGACAATCCCAAGACATGGGAAAATTGGACGGAAGAATTGCAGGCTGCGGGACTTTCAACTGTTGAAGTCAATCGAGTTGTCCTATGCGTAATGCAAGCCAACGCTTTGGACGAAGACAAACTGAAGGAAGCCCGTGAGGTTTTTCTACGTGGGGTGGCAGAGGAGGAAAGCGAATCCTCTGGCCTCCCAACAGAACCGGAGAATACGCCGTCTGGCGAGCCTGTGAACGATTCGGAGTCCGACCCCCAGGAGTAAAGAGCAACTGGGATGATTGCGATGTATGGACGCAAGCAAAGCTTGTTGCTTTCGAGCAAACACGGGAGCATGAGGAGCTTGAACTTCAGAAAGGGCTAGCAGGTGTTGGACCAAAGAAATCAGCACCTACACCTAAAGGACGCAGGGGTCGGAGACGAAGACGATGAAATTCACCCCTAAGTTTGTCGCCCTCCACTTAGATGTTGCTGCCTACAAGCGGCATCTTAGTGAGTACATGGAAGATTGGCTCAAACAAGCTGGACAACAGTGGCTTCTTGCTACTGTTCATGCCGTAATTCCAACGTGGTCCAAAGCATCTAGGGCCACGTTCCAAACACTTGCCCGTGAACTAGGTACTAGTGTTCCATACGGTCCACAACGAAGTCGTAAGGATCGTGAATCATTAGGTATTTCAACTGGTTCAGGTAGTGGTTTGGAACTCGACCCGGAAAATTCGCGTTGGCACTTCAGGTATCACAGTACACTTCGGTATCTTGCTTACAATGAATACAATAGGGCTGAGAAGTGCAGCAATAATGTATTCTATGGGTTAAGAAGTCCTACCCCTTACCACTTCCAGGAAAAGGGACAGAAAGCCTTTGAGCAATTTACTCGTTTCACGGAACTTCCTGATCCTTTCAAGTTCCTGAAAGCAACACAGGTGTAATATGCCCGAGGAAATCACGCAGAAATTAGGTTTTGAAGCGACAAAAGCGATTCAAACCTTAACGGATTTGAAGACGCGCCTTGATAGCTTTAAGACGAGCTTGAAAGGCGCGGCTGATGCTGCGCGCGATTTCAATACTAGCGCTGGTCCAGCAGCTAAGACCATGCGGGATCTTGCTAAAGCTGCCAATAGTGCTGCCACGGCTGCACAAAAGTTATCAGGAGCTATGGGTGCATCACAGGCTTCCGTTTCTCAGACTGGTAAAGGATTGCAGACAACAGCAACAGCCGCTCAGAACTTGAGTGGGATGTACACACAAGCTGTTGCTGGCATGAGCATTAGTACACAAAATATGGCTAACCAGGTTACGGCGGGTACCACCAAAGCCTCGTCATCCATGACGAAAACTGGTTCTGCCATGAATCAGGCAGGGAGACAGGTTCAACAATCAGCCAAAGCAGCCGGGAATGCTACTACTGTAATGGGTAATCAAATGACCCGAGCAGGGCAGCAAGGGGCACAAGCTGCTAAGACAATGACCCTTTCTTGGAAGACTGTTCTTCGAGTAATTCAAGCTCAGATAATCATTCGCGCCTTCAGTGGGATCATCCAAGCGATGAAGGATGCGACTAATTCTGCCATTGAGTTCCAGCTATCTGTTGCAGAAGTTCAAACTATCGCACCACCAACAATTGGAAACTTGGATCAATTGGCGGCGAAAATTCGAGAAGTATCCTTGGAATTTGGTGTCACGCAACAGATGGCGGCTGAAGGTGTGTATCAAATCTTGTCAAACCAGGTGGTGGAAGCATCACAGGCTTTTGACTTATATACCACTGCGCAAAGACTCGCCACGGTTACTTTATCTGAGACAAGGGATGCGGTAAATGCACTGTCATCAGTGATAAACAGCTACCAATTACATGCTTCGGAAGCTGAACGTATTTCAGGTACACTGTTCAGAACTGTTGAACTCGGTCGTTTGCGTTTGCAGGAGATTGCCGATATTATTGGTCGAGTA